AACCATTGATCGGTATTGTAAAATATACTGACGGATCACAAAAAGTTGGAGACTTAGTTGGCTTTACGCCAAACTCTGAGTATGAGTTTGTTATTGAAGGTGAAAGGCTTTATAGAGTTTATTCTAAATTTATTACAATTAAATATGAATATCAAGGAGACGAAGAAGAGTATAATCCAAGCTGGGCATAAAGCAGTTGAAGAACTTATAAAAGTTGCTCAAGAACAAATTATTACTCATAGTGAAGATGATGTGTCAGCCGATAGATTAAAAAATGCAGCTGCTACAAAAAAGCTAGCTATATTCGATGCTTTTGAAATACTTAATCGTATACAAGAAGAAGAGAATATATTAGAAGGCAAAGAGCCTGAAGATAAAAAAGAAAAAGTGTTTAAAGGCTTTGCTGAAGGAAGATCTAAGTAATGTACGAGCAGACACTATATAAAATTGTTGAACCAGTTAAGAAGACAACTATAAGTCGACTTAACAAAAAACGTAAATGGGATTATGGATATAATAAAGAAAATGATATTGTCGTTATTTCTAAAACTGGAAGAATCGGTGAAATACTTGAGATCCAAGGTTTGCGAATTGCGCTGCCAAGAGTGCCAAGGCAGTTGTGTGACAAAGTAGATAAGTGGCAAAAAATAGATTATCCAAAAGAATTATCTAAATTAAAAAATATATTTGATTGGAGAGAATATCCAGAGGAAGCTAAAGATAAGTGGTATGATTATATAGACGAAGAGTTTAAACGTCGCGACGAAGGCTTTTGGTTTATGAATAACGGTACACCTACTTACATTACTGGCACTCACTATATGTATCTTCAATGGAGTAAAATAGATGTTGGCGCTCCAAACTTTAGAGAAGCTAACAGATTATTTTATATATTTTGGGAAGCTTGTAAAGCAGATAAACGCTGCTACGGTATGTGTTATTTAAAAAACAGACGTAGCGGCTTTTCGTTTATGAGCTCAGCTGAAACAGTAAATCTAGCTACAATATCATCAGACGCTAGATATGGAATATTATCAAAATCAGGAGCCGATGCTAAAAAAATGTTTACCGACAAAGTTGTACCAATATCTATTAACTATCCTTTCTTTTTTAAACCGATACAAGACGGTATGGACAGGCCTAAAAGTGAACTTGCTTATAGGGTTCCTGCAAGTAAGTTTACGCGTAGAAAAATTACTACGAACGAGCAAGAAGAAGAGTTGGTTGGACTTGATACTACTATTGATTGGAAAAATACAGGTGATAACAGCTACGATGGTGAAAAGCTTAGTTTGTTAGTTCACGATGAAAGTGGTAAATGGGAAAGGCCTGATAATATTCTAAATAACTGGAGAGTAACTAAAACTTGTTTAAGATTAGGTAGTAGAATTATAGGTAAGTGCATGATGGGCTCAACGTCAAACTCTTTAGATAAGGGCGGTGGTAATTTTAAAAAACTATATAACGACAGCGATGTCACAAAACGAAATAGAAATGGCCAAACAAAATCTGGTCTATATTCTTTGTTTATCCCAATGGAATGGAACTTTGAAGGCTTTATTGACGAATACGGACGACCTGTATTCACTACTCCCAAATCCGATGTTTATGGACCAGACAGTGAATTAATAGACGTAGGCGTAATTAATCATTGGGAAAACGAAGTTGAAGGATTAAAAAGTGATCAAGATGCTTTAAACGAGTTTTACAGACAGTTTCCAAGAACTGAAGAGCATGCGTTTAGAGATGAAACTAAAAATAGCTTATTTAATTTAGCTAAAATATACGAGCAAATAGATTACAACGAAGGATCTACTAGCTCTAGCGTAGTAACTACTGGTAGCTTTCAATGGGTTAACGGAATAAAAGATACCCAAGTTGTTTTTAATCCTGATCCAAACGGCAGATTTAAAGTTAGTTGGGTGCCAGATAGAAATTTGCAAAACCGAGTAATACTTAAAAATGGAATAAAATATCCTGGAAATGAGCATATTGGCGCTTTTGGTTGCGACAGCTATGATATTAGCGGTACTGTTGATGGTAGAGGATCCAACGGATCTCTTCATGGATTAACTAAATTTAGTATGGAATCAGCACCTGCTAATACTTTTTTCTTGGAATATATAGCTAGACCACAAACCGCTGAGATATTTTTTGAAGACATACTAATGGCTTGTGTATTTTATGGCATGCCATTACTTGCAGAAAACAATAAACCAAGACTTTTGTACTATTTTAAACGTAGAGGCTATAGAGGTTTTAGCATGAATAGACCAGATAAAGTTTGGAATAAATTATCTACAACTGAAAAAGAAGTAGGTGGTATGCCAAACTCTAGTGAAGACATTAAACAAGCTCATGCAGCTGCAATTGAAATGTATATTAACGATCATGTTGGCATACGTCAAGACGGCTCATACGGGGCAATGTATTTTAACGAAACATTGAGCGACTGGGCTAAGTTTGATATAAATAAAAGAACAAAGCATGATGCTTCTATTAGCAGTGGCTTAGCTATAATGGCTTGTAATAGACACTTGTATAGACCAACGCCAAATAGGCAGAAACAAAAAATAAACTTAGGTATAGCTAGATACAAAAATGATGGCTATTACTCACAAATAATTAAAAATTAAATATGGCTTACACAAGTACAGGTAAATATTTTCCAAGCCAAGTAGTTAGTGATGTTGAAAAAGTTAGCTATGATTATGGTTTAAAAATTGCTAAAGCCATAGAGTACGAGTGGTTTGGCAATAATCAATCTACTAGAGGAGGCTCGTACAGTATGCATGGCCATAATCAAAGAACTTTTCATAATCTTAGATTATACGCAAGAGGCGAGCAGTCAATACAAAAATATAAAGATGAGTTATCTATAAACGGCGATCTTAGTTATTTAAACTTAGACTGGAAACCAGTCCCTATTATACCTAAGTTTGTAGATATTGTTGTAAACGGTATGGCTGATAAAGTTTATGATATAAAAGCTTATTCACAAGATCCGTTTGGAATACAAAAACGCACGGAGTATATGGAAACTTTACTTCGAGACATGAAAACTAAAAACTTAAATGACTACGTAGGTCAAGCGTTTGGTATAAATCTGTATGAAAATGATCCTGAAGCTTTACCTAGCTCTGAAGAAGAATTAAAACTACACATGCAGCTAACCTATAAACAAGCTGTAGAATTAGCTGAAGAACAAGCTTTAAATGTTTTGTTTGAAGGTAATCAATATGATCTCATTAAAAAAAGGTTTTATTATGATTTAACAGTATTAGGTATTGGCGCTGTTAAAACAAACTTTAATACGTCTGAAGGTATAACTATAGATTATGTTGATCCTGCAGATTTAGTTTACTCATATACAGAGTCTCCGTATTTTGACGATATATATTATGTTGGAGAAGTTAAAGAAATACCTATTAACGAGTTAGCTAAACAGTTTCCGCATTTAACTCAAGAAGACTTAGAAGATATACAAAAAAATAAAACATATAAGTACGAAAATTACTCTACTTACGATAAACAAGACAATAATAAAGTAAAAGTTTTATATTTTAATTATAAAACTTATATGAATCAAGTATATAAAATAAAAGAAACTGCAACAGGTTTAGAAAG